CATGTTCTGCATCTCTGATAAGAACGCCTGAAAGTCTGGCTTCTCAGTATATGCTACGCTGTTGTTAGCCAACGCTCTGTGTCCTTCGTTCCTCCACCAATCACCTGACTTAGCTTTAGCCATGCGCTGATCAGAGAGATTAGATAAGCTTATGAGTGCTGAACGCCTAACACCACCAACAACCACGATGTCTGCAATCTTACAGACGATGTCATGGCACTCAATGGATGTTAACTTGCGGCCATATGCTTTGCGGAACACTTCAATACAAAAGTTAAACAGATCAATCAAAGGCTCTGGGCCTGAAGCACGACCACCAAAGGTCTTGAGTCTTTCACCTGCACCACGGACTCGACTAACATCCCACTGTGGAATCTTTCCTGCATACAGCATAGCAATCAACTCACGGAAGGCTGATGCCCACCCAATCTTGCTATCGCTTACCATAATTATGCTATCAGTCTCATGAAAACTCTCAGCAATTTCTGGAAGCTTGTTAATAAAGTTACGCTCTACGCTGAAGCCAACGCCTGTACCGCACATGAGTACATACATCAACTCATCAAAGCTGCGAGGCGAGTCAATGTGCAAGTAACTACAGTTAAAACCTGCTACATTATCTTTGTCTAGTGCCTTACCTGCTGTCATCATGCAGCGCATAGACGGCATTACTTCTAAATTGTGTATAGAATTAAATAACTCTAAGGCCGTCTTTTCATCTATCTGTTCACGATCTTTCCAGAAGTCTACGTACCTGTTGACTGTTTCGTGCCACGACTCTCTGCGTCCTGCTTCTGGTATCCAACGCGCATAGCGGCTTTTGTGTATAAACTGTTGGTACTGATCCATTATTCTTCCTCTAAGTTAATGCTGTCTAATTCTACTTCATTAGATAGCTGATTTAAATACCACATAGCCTTGTCTATATCCTGCTTGGGGTTGCCCTTGTACTGATAACGCCACAGGTACTTTAGGACATTGCCTTTTAGATAACCTCTGTAAGACTCAGAAGACATAGACTCTTCTATTGCCATTATACATTCTATGTTGCCTGTGTTGTAGTGCGAAGGTCTGTTAATTAAATCTTCTTTTTCTTCCTGCTCTTGAGCTACTAGCTTTTTATAGACTTCTGAATATGTCTCATCGTCAGCATCTAGATCGTATTGCTCAGTATCGTAGCCATCAGGTTGCATCCAAGCCTCTAAGCCTACGTGAGCTAGTTCCTGCCATGCTTCTTGTCTTCCTTTCTCTGTCTCCATGTTGTGAGAGATGTTGCTACGTGCTGCTCTGTCCCACTCGCTAGGAGACACATCATTTAGTTTCTTGTTCATAAGGCATCTCGTTAGTTAGGTTTTTGTTTTCTTTGCGTCTAGTTTCTTTTAACTTGGAAGAACCTTGTATCTTTTTAAACTTCTTCTTCCTGAGAAAACTATCGCGCCTCTCATCTTTGCGGTTGGATTCGTCCATCAGTCGAAAGTCTCTTTGTTTTTCACATTGATCCAACTGTCTGGGATACTGTCCTCGCTAAACCACCTAAAGTTATTCTTACTTGCCCACTCACCGTGGCTTCTTTTAGTTCCGTCCTTGCGCCTTGTGGCTTGAGGCATTGGTGCGCTTGGATTAGCAAACAGAAAGACTAGCTCCGTGTCTTCAGGTAATACCTTGCTTATCCAGATGTACTTGTTGTACTCCGCGTAATCCCAAAACCGTCCCTTGGCTTCAAGTAAAATCTTCTTGCCGTCAATCTCGCGCAAGAAGTCTGGGTGATAATTATGATCAATGGTATACGAAACCTTGTCAGTATGGAAGCTCCAATTATCTAGGATGCCTGTATGTAACTCGTACTCCCAGTTAGAATCGTAGCCCTCAACAAGATTAGGAGTCTTAGGCCGCACTGCTCTAGGTTTACGGTGTCCCTTTTTAACGTAAGTCAATGGATCTGTGCCTCCCGCCTTTCTAACTCTGCGTCTATGAGGAGCCGAAAGTCTTTAAGGAACTGACTATCTATGTCAGTAACAGAACCAGAGGTACTGTGAAGAAAGCTACCTACATTAATAATCATATCCTCAATAGTAATTATCTCCTCTTCCATTGTATATCCTCCAAAGTAATTGTTTCGATAGAGAGCTTTGGAGAGTCACGCAAGAGTTGTTTGATTGTCTTGGCGATCCACTTAGGATGATAGGCGTTTAAAAACATTGTGCGTCCCGCCATGTAGTGTGTTTGTTCAGGCATGAAAGACATGTAGTTTTTTACATTGATCTTACTGCTCTCCTCTTTGTCTAACAGAGAACCAAACCACTCAACAATGATAGCGGCTGACTGAGACTTAATGCGTTTAGACTTCTTCCTGTTCATAGTAGTTCCTCTACTTTTGGCTCGACCACAACTGTTGTCAAGTATGTTAATCCATTAGAGTATCTAAAGGTTCTTAACCCATCACCATCATTAGCATCTTGATGGCACTGATACTTATACTTACACCAACTACAACCCTTCGGCAGCTTTATGTTTCCTTTCTTGCCGTCTGCTACTAGATCATAGCAAAGAGCAGGAGGTGTGTCTAGTTTAAGAGAAGGAACAAGCTTGCTGATTGTTGACTTAATGTTTGGCTTATCTAGATCGTCAGGCACGTACATGCACAACTCACCGCTCTCTTTGTTCAACACCAAGAAGCCACCCTTATCCGTGCCTTCTGCTTCTTCATACCCTGCAAGCTGACCCATGTAACCAAACGGATCGTCTTGTGCCAAGCGACCTTCCCTGAACTTGTTGAACGCAAAGCGCGAAGCAGTCTTAACATCGACAACCTCGCCATTGATCTTGCAGTCCATGTGTCCAACGATCCCATCAACTGTAACTTCTTTCTGCTCGTCTGTTACTTTGTGTCCGGCCATGCGTACAAGCATCAACACAATCTCTTCAAGCAAGTGACCGTACAGAAACTTGATCTGTGTTGCACCATCAATACCACCACGGCCCTTCTCGTCACGCTTCTCGTACCACAACTGGCGAGATGGCTTCCCAATGTTAGACATACGCAGAGTGAAGTCTCTGTTACGTTCTCTGGGTGTTGCCCAAGACATTAAAGCTACCTTCATGTCAGCTACTGTCTTATCTATCTCAGCTTCAGTTAGCGGCAGAGGTATGCCATCTGATAAAGATTCTAAGTGTTTGTAGATGTCGGGTACTAGAGTATCAAGTTGCATGCTATGTGCCTTCTATGTTTTTAATTATAGTCTTTATAGTAGTTAGGTCTGTTTTAAACCACTCACTTGAGTTTTCTACACCTTTCGCTATCAGTTGATTGTGTGCAGTTTGTTCAGCTTCCCGCCTATTTATAAAATACTTACAGTATTCTACCTTATAATCTCTAAAAGGGGAAGAGGTCTGATACCCTGCACACCTATCGTATGCATCTAGAGCCATGCCAACCTTGAACCAACCTTCCCATGCAGGATTAGACACAGCATACACATAGCCTTCTTCAACACTAGAGTAGTTATTTAAAGATGCGAATGCAGCACCCTCTAAAGTTTTGTATCTACCCGCAGTATGTACAGGATCATACTTTGAAATTTCTTTGCCATTAACATACATGCGCTTGGCATCTCTAGCCTTCACCGCTTTAGGATTATCTTTGTAGTAGTAGGGCTTCCCTGTGCGTGGATTAATTTTTGTTTCAGTCTTAATGAGTCTCACTCCAGTTGTTTCCGACATTATAATCTCCGTCTAAAGGACAATTAAGTTTAAGGGTTAGACCTGCTTCAACAATTGCTTTGACACCTAGCTTACCGACAGCATCGGCATGGTCTTCTCTGACTTCTATCTGCCACTCATCGTGGACGTTGGCTACAAACTTAGCGTCTAGTCCATTCTTTGTGATCATCTCTTGTAGAAATATAAGTGCTTGCTTCATCACGATTGCTCCGGCTCCTTGCAACAAAGTATTCAGGGCGGCATGTTCTGAGCGAACAGTCAAGCGTCTACCGTCTAGTGCTTTAATGAATCCGCTTTTTGCTTCTCTTTGAACTCTGCTTGTAAGAGTCTTAAATGATGGGAGGTTATCAAAAAAGCGTTGTCTAAGTCCTTTACCACCTTCTCTGCCTCTGTTAGCCACAGACCCAAGCTTAACATCTCCGGCTCCATACAGTAATGCATAGATGAAAGTTTTAGCCTGATTTCTTGACTCAAGTCCCGCAAGCTTTTGATTTGTGGTGTGTATATCTCCGTTAAGGATTTCATTTGTGTACCCCTCGTCATTTAAATAGTGTGCAAGCATCCGCAGTTCTAAGCCAGAAGCATCAATGCCTACTAGCTTGTAGCCTTTCGGTACTGTCCAACAAGACCTGCACTCCTCACCGTATGGCGAGGTACTGCTTGGAATTTGAGCCATGTTAGGATGAGAGTGCGTCATGCGAGATGTCACTGCACCATTAGGATTAACATAGCCGTGGACTCTGCCAGTGTCATCGTTAAGTTCCTTAATCCAACTCTTAGTCTGAGCCAAACGCTTCTGCACCATCAGATACTTAGCAATCAATGCAGCTTGTGGAATGTTCTTAACTTTATTTAAAGCTGCCTCATCAACGATTGGTTGTCCAGTAGGCGTAAACTTCTGAGGCTTCCAACCAAAACGAATTAGGTACTCGCCAATCTGCTTGCGTGATCCTAAGTTAAAAGGCGTTTCAGTTTTACGAGCAATGGCTCTAGAGTTTATGTCTAGTACTATGCGCTTATGCTCCTCATCAGTCAGCCTAGTACCCTTGCCGTGTTGATCTGTGGCTGTCTTAGCTACTGCACCTGTGGCTGTAAACTTTGGTGACAGTATCTGAGTAGTCACAACAGGCCGGAACTCTTCTTGAACCTCTGCCTCCAGATCATATAGCTTAGTTTCAAACATAGCCATCAAGCCCATTACTTTCTTAACGTCTAACAAGAACCCTGTAGTTCGTTGCTCATCAACGATCTTAGCGACTGCATGTTCTATCTGTACTGACTGAGGCGTGAAGCCCTTGCTCTCCTGACGAAGAGCGACATAGACCTTGTAGTTAAGCAACACATCGTTCTTACAGTACTCTAGCATCTCAGGGGTGTAGTGTTCCCAAGCATCTTCAGCTTCCCCGTAGTCACCTTTAACAAAACCCAAGCGATATCCCCAACCTTCTAAGCCGTGGTTACCTTCGCGGGTTGGTTTAAAGAGCCTTGATAGTACCAAGGTATCAACGATCTTCTTGTCGAATAAGTCTAGTCCTCCAATCCTTTTAATTACAGGGAGATCATAGCCCAAGATGTTGTGACCGATCAGCTTGGTAGCAGACTTTAAAAGATCATAGCCTGCATCTAGCTGAGTGTTATCAAACATGTGAACCTTCTTGGTGTCTACATCTAAGGCCACGATGCAAAAGACCTTGTCGGGTTCAAGGCCATTAGCCTCAATATCAAATACAAAGTTACTCATGCGCGTAGTACTCCTTTAGGTGCAACTCTAAACCTTTATCTTTCCACTCGTTACTAGGACTACGAGGATCTTTAAGCATCTCTTCGTAATACTCTTGTAGGACATCATGCTGTATCGCAACACGTATCCCCGCCATAGTGAAGTGCGCCCAATCAAGAATACCCAAAGGTCTAAACCTTGTTTTGTTTTTAGCTAGTACAAAGCCGTTAAAGATTGTACCCTGACGAGTGTAACTTACCTCATAAACTAAGTCAGGGTCTGTCTTTCTAAGCTGTTGTAGTGCGGTCTGTAAAGCGTAAGTTCCATAAGGTGTCTTACTCATATGATCGCCTCACCAAACTCTGATGAATCATACTCGCCTAACTCTCTGAGCCTACCTGTCTCACCGTCATACATTAGCTGAGTAGCTAC